TAATTTGTAGGGATTTGTAGGGATTGTCACGCGAAAATCTCCTACAAAAGGTAGCATCCTTTTTTCCTTCATTTTTATCCTCAGGATACGGTTTTGTATCCTCAGGATACGGGCCAACAGAGTAAGAGGAGGGTCAGGATACGGCCCTAAAAAATTGTATCCCAGGATACGCGCAAGCCTGTATTCATCAGGGTTTGAGGGTTTGAGGATACGGCCCGTCCCCTTATAAGGGGAGTATAGTTCTTAATTACTATCCTCTCCCTCTCTCTCCTACTCCGTAATGAGAGGGATACCCTATACCTTGTTCGTTGGTTGGTTGGCATGAGAAAGAAAAAATAAAAAGAGCGTCGAACACAATCGTTTAACAAACGATTAGTCTCTTCCTGAGTTGATTTTTAAAAAAGAAACGCGCAAAGTCGGATGTATGCAGACACACGACGCGCAACGGGAAATCATCATTCAGGCACTAGGCACACCACGCCCGCAACCTCGCCCACGATTCGCAGGAGGACATAAGAATGAAGCTGGCGAAACAGTAGACCAGCGCGTTATCTCAACAGTAGACCCTAAAGCGAAACGATGGGCTAGCGAAGTAGAGCGCCAAGGAAGAAACGCAGTAGCGAATCTAGGAGGAGAGAAGGTTATTAGAGAGATTCTAGGAGCGGGACCAAGGGGCGCGAGAGCGCCACTAGAGTTTATAGCGTTATTCTGCATACCCACCAAAGAGAAGAATAGATGGGGATTAGATCACGATCAAGTTCCCGATACTGACAACCTAGCAAAGCTGGCGATGGATGCGCTGATGAGATCGGGCGTCATGGCCGGGGATGATGGGCGAGTGTCCCGCTTGGTCGTAGAAAAAATCTGGTGCCCACCTAGCGAAGCGGGGGCAACCTTTCGCATCAAGCAGCGTGCGAAGCGGGCAAAGGTTAGTTTCGGAAGCTCGAAACCGGACTGGATAGCGGAATAAACTTCCTGCGCGCCTCGCCACGGGCTTTTTATGGCTGGCGAGGGTCAAGACAGCGAAAACCGTGTTTCTTCCGTGCTGCCTGCCTCCCGGCACTACTCAGGAGACAGACAGACCGGAAGAAACTCAGAATTCAGTATCTTCGCGGGAAAAAACACAGATAGCTGTGTTGACGTTGGTTCCTGAATCTGCAAAGGAGCCTGCCGGTAGGTCTATCCACTTGTCAGCCCTAGACCTAAGCAGGGTTTGTTGCCGGGGACCGTTGGCGCAGATGGCAACTAAGCGCCCTCCGGGCTTCAGCATAGCGAAGGCGTGCCGGATATGTTTAATGTCCGCACCATCCGCAAAAGGCGGGTTCATTACGATTCGATGAAATGTGCCAAGATCAGCGCACGTCAAGAAGTCAGCGCAGCGCACGTCAAAGTTACTTTCGTTGGCGTAAAGGGTTCTATTGCGTTGCTCTCTCAACCCATCCGCAAGCGTTGAGTTAATCTCAACGGCAACAACTTTCCCACAATCCGCACCCGTAAAGCGATTGATAACACGAGAGACTAGGTTGCCCGTTCCTGCGGATGGCTCCAATACCCGTTGGCCGGGTTGAATGTCTGCAAGCTCAATCAGTCGCTTGGCTAAATCTGGCGGTGTTGGGAATAACTGAGGCGCAGACACCACTTTAACGCCACCATTGCGAAGCGTTTCTTTCATGGCGTCAAACTCGTTACGCTCTGGAGCTTTGCATGTCGTTGGTTGTGCGGCAAGCTTCGGAAATTCAATGGGCTTTGGCGTGATAGCCTCCGGCTTGGCGTGAACCTTAGAATCAGTTAAGAAAACTGCTACGCCTACATGATTTAAACCTGTATGCCCGCTCTGCTTTATATGCGGGTATTTGGACGCTGACACTATCGCATATCGAACCCTGTGCGAATTGTCGATTATGCGCGTTCCTTTGTAGTCGTTATTAAGACTTGAAAACTCCTCCTTGGTCATCTCGACTTGTGTTATTGTCTCAAGCTCTCCCCTGTGATACATCCGTTTAATTTGAAAGGTTTCTTGGCGATAGTTCACCAATGGGAGTTGAGTAGGGCGCTTGGTTGGAGCTATCAAATGTGAGGCTCCAGCTTCAGCAAGCATTGCTTTCTCGTATAGCAAGCGGTTGTTGTAGTGAGCAATCCACCGGTTGCAACGAGCGATTGCTCTAGGATACGCCCTTTGCGCCACTGCTTGCACTTGTTCAACGGTCCATGAAGGGCAATCCTTATAGCGGTCTTCATCATTCTTTAGAACATCATAAGCAGTCCATCCGTAAGGCTGACCTTCAGGCCGTAATACCGTAAGACGGCAACTGCCAGCTATAAGGAAAGCTTGCTCATGAGTCAATCCCTCTTTGTTCCATATTGTAAGCCATCCTTCAAGCTCTTTAATCTCGCGCTCTGATTTGCGCTTGTCTGCTTCAATGCCTTTGATTCGACGAGCGCGGACAGCAGGGAGTTCTTTGTACTTGGCGTGATGAAGAGCACCTTGCGCCCGACTCTCCCAATACTTTGAAGTTTCCCACATCTTAACGGCCTTACGCATCCCGTTTTCAATACGTTCCGCATCTTTACGGGCGTGTCTTTCGGAATGATGACCAACTAAGATTGGCTGACCGAAGGGGATGTTATCAGCGATAGCCGAAACAGCCTTATGTGCGCTGTGTGCATCAGCTTCGCGTTTGTCGCTGTATTCTTCGAAGCGTTCGGCGCGTTCTTCGGCTCGCTCAACAAGGCTTGTATCCTCGTCGCCAATCTCCCCGCAAAGATCAATCAGCAAGTCTTCGCGTGAGGGGGTCCACATCGGAGCAACGAAGAGTTCTTGCTTGGGAGCATACTTAAAACCAGCGGCTTTAACACGGCTGTATGTTTCAGGATCAAGGCGAGAAGGTGAATAAAGGCGAAGCTTGTTATCGTCGGGTGAATAGGTGGCTGTAAACATGGTGTAGTGCGGTTTATGGTTTAGGGTTAGAAATAGGTCTTGCTTGCGTTGAATGAGCGGATTGCAAAGCACAACCAGCGGTTATGCCTACGGGTGTTCTTTGGTTTAACAAAGAGAGAGAAAAGCTTGTGTAACATGGTCTAGTGCTCCTGTGGTAAGAATACGATTGTGAACTTGCGCCCCGCTTCCGTGTGGATTCGCAAGATACGGCCATCATGGAAGGTATAGGAGGAAATGACCCTGCCTCCTGTCTTGACGGCATTTGTGTTGGCGTCGCGAGCGGTTTCGGTTATGTCGCCCCAATCGCCCTTGGCGTGACGCTGTAGGCATTGAATGATTTCCTTTGCCGTGAATACGTCTCTTGCGGCTTGTGTAATTACCCAATCACCCATCGTGATAATCGGGCCGTGTTTACCGTTTTTGTCTGGCATAGTGTTATTTGAGGGTTGCGAACTCGATTGACTGCAAACCTGCTTTAGAGGCTTGCTTGAATAGGTCGCGCTTGTTTCGGTATGCGTAGCCTATACGATTGATACAGGCTACATGCCATATACCACCGTAGCGATACATGGCGTGAGAGCGTAGAAATAAGAGAGAGTTAATCGCTTGCTTTGTTGTGTCCAGTGTTCCAAGTGTCATAGTATCAACTCCATATCTGACCATCATCGCCAACATACAGGTTGAACTCACCGAAGTGTTTAGCCGCTTCTGTAAGATCAGCCCCGCATTCTTCGGGAGTCCAATCGCCATCCCAAAAGCCGCAACCGTGGCCGTTACGGGTGAGCCAAAAATCATGCCCCGCTTGCTCTTCTTTGGTGCAATCGCTGCTATTGCGTGCGCACTCCGCAACCTCCAGTAATCCAGCACAATCAGCTTGAAACTTTGCGCAGTCTGCTTTGATCTTATCCAGGGTTTCAGGGGCGATGTCAGAGATAGAATAGTTCTTATCAAGCGGATCGTCTAAATCATCCGTAGATGACTGAATGCCTCCATGCTTGGCGTGATTGCGCTAACGCCCGATAGAGCGCTTCTAGTTCGTGTTTAGTGAGATCAATATCAATCTTCATGTTTCAGGTTGCCCGCGTCCATTCTCGGCGGGCCAGAGGGTTTGTGAAGGATGCATGGATACATCCGACATTGTGAAAGTATCAGGGCTTAGGTTGGTGTATTGAGTTTTTGAGGGGAAAGAACGGGGATGGAACCCGCTCCAAGATAGCCTGCTTAGGCTATTTCAAGAGAACTACTTTGCAGCCTGCTTTAATTAAGCGGTTAGGAATCTGCATTGTAGCAACGGCTCCACAGGTAAACGAATCATCCTTAGCGAGAGCGCCATAAATGAGTTTAAAAGGGTGTTGCTTGCGTAGAGCTTCCATTTTTGCAATCTCACTAGCTGCTAGGGCTACGAGCCGATAATCAGGAGGAACACCATTCAGAAGGTCTTCGCTTTTGGATTCCTCCTGTGTTTCCCGCGTTGAATCGTTAGCCGTGATAGTAGCGGCCTTATCTTTGTTGTTCCAGCACTCTAGCGCCATCGATAAGGCATCCGCTAGGAATTCAGAGAGTGTGTATTCTTTGGTTTGTGGATTGGGTGACAGGATTGCTGTGCTCATAACTTTGGGTGTAATCTGATTGGATTGCTTGACCGATGGTTAGTTATCTTAGGGCCAGTTTGGCAGAGGATGGGGCAGAGCCGGAGCTTTTAGACTGCCTCGCCACCGCTTGCTTTAGTGGCCCTTTGATGAGCGAAGAATAGAACGAGAGCGCGCTTTCGTCAACTCTCTTTTTGAAGTTTCTTCAATCTGCGAGCTTCTACAGAAGCTTTTGCAGACTTTTGACGAGCGGCAATCGCTTCGGGGGACATGGTTTTCTTTGTCCCTTTGGCCTGCTTGGCTGATTCTTTGGCACGGGCGCTAATTAAGGCCGTCGCGTCGATCTCTTCGCCGCATTTTGGGCACTTGATTGTTTTAGGTGTTTTCATTCGATGGGCTTGGCCTCTACGGGCTTGACGCTCAGAGAGAACGGCCACCAGAGGATACTATTGACCGTTGCGGCCCGTTTCTCTTCGGCTACCATTTCTTCCCCTCGCAGGGTTTCGTAGTGGGTCTTTTGCTGGAGCCATTCGGCTTTAGTCAGTTTCTTGTCTGTGTAGTCTCGGTTGACTTGGCGGATGTTTGCATCCCATACCGTGCCATGTTGACGGTAAGGAGCTGTAGCACACCCCGCCAGGAGAGCGGAGACGGTCAGGGTTTTTAGGAGGTTTCTGGTTTTCATGAACCGGAGACGGTAATGCCCCACGGTTTTTTTGGCAACTAGGCTGTTTATCCCCCGAAACGTAGGACGTGTCAACATACAAGAATCGACATCGGCATACATTCTGCGTGTAAGGTGGTGAATACACCAGCATTATGGACGACACGCCTAGACGCCTGCTTGATACGTTACCGCCTTATTTTGAGGTTGATACGACTACTGAGAGTAGTCTGGAGACGGTTAGAGACGGGTTGACACTGAAGCAGAGAAAATTTGTTGTCGAGTTTGTGGCTAATGGTGGAAATGGCCGTAAAGCAGCCAAAGAGGCGGGATACAGTTCACCCGATCAAGACGGATACCGACTGACCCACCTACCACACGTTAGAGCGGCTATATGGTCGCAGCGCGAACGGCTCATAAAGTGTGACCTTGCGAGCCTTGGAGCCAAGGTTATGCGGGAATTGATGGAGAATGAGGACGGAGACACGCCCGCACATGTCCGCTTTCAAGCGGCTAGATGGTCCCTAGAAGCGGCAGGGCACGTAGCCGCACAGAAGGCGCTAGGCCTGCCTACGGCTGACAAGGCGCTAGGCGAGATGACTATTGACGAGCTGGCCGAATTCGTGCGAACTGGCACAACGGCGCTAGAGCAACTAAAGCAAGCAAAGGTTGTGCAGCTAGACGACGCTAGTTCCTCTTTGAGTGACACTTCTGTGTAACACAGCGCATACGCTTGTTTACGTAAATACTACCTGCTTTTTGTAGGCTGTTTCAGACGCCTTTGCAAGTATCTGCGGGAGAGGGCGTTAGAGACAACATCATACAATGGAAAGCATGTAAAGCCGCTCCGGGCGAGATCTCGGGGAGGGTGAGAGGGTCCGGGCGAGCGTATGCCGGGGGCCACCTTTAAGGCGTCAACGAAGGCAGGAGGGCCAGCTAAGGAGGGCATCCCGGGACCACCCCCTCCGCCAGAGCTGCAATCGAGATCACCCCGCTCGGGAAAATTCGCCTAAAAATAAAACTTTTCCAGTTTATTTATTCCTTGTAGGGTGCATCCGACATGAGCACCGCCCCGGTTCCCTACACCGAAACTTTCAGCTTCCAAAGCTTCTCTCAGGAAAACCCGTCTACCCCCCAGCCAGGGACTCAACTCGATAACGAGTTTGGTAATATAGCAAATAACCTCTTGGCTGTTATCAACCGTCTAGCCCTTATCCAACGCGCCGATGGCGCGATAGCAAACGGCTCTGTCGGTATTAACCAGTTATCCCCTAACTTAGTTCTAGGCGGAATCGGAACACCTACTAGTTGGACGCAGAACACTGCGTATCAAGCCCTTAATAGCGTTATCTACAACGCCTCTTGGTATTGGTGTCAAATATCCCACACCTCGGGAGCTACATTTGACCCAACCCAATGGACGCTGATTTATCAGTTCACTATCTCTGGTCTTGGATCTAATATCGTTGCAACATCCAATATTCAAGATCAGGCTATTACGGCATCAAAGATAGCCAACCGTGCAATCACCCAACTGCAACTTGCGTATGGGTCTGTTGGGCTTTTAAACTTGATGTTACCATTTAACGCGTGTGCGATACTTGAAGCTTACACGATAACCCCGGCTCTATTTGATGTCAGCGTAGGCGCTCTACCGGTAGGTGCGTGGGTAGACTACGGCGGGGCTACCGCCCCTGCTGGCTACGTCTTTGCCGCTGGTCAGGCAATCAGCAGGACAGCCTACGCGGCCCTCTTTACGGTCTACGGGACCACCTACGGTGTGGGGGACGGCTCTACCACCTTTAACGTCCCGGACCTTCGGTCCCGCGTCGTCGCCGGATTGGATAACATGGGCGGCACTGCCGCGAACAGGCTTACGACTGCCTCAGGGCCTTCCTGGACTTCGCTGGGTGGAATTGGTGGCAGCGAGCTTTTACAGAGCCACCTTCATTCATACCCCCTATGGAAAGGAACTCCAGGATCAGGTTCAGGGGAGCTTATGGCAGGAACGGCTTATTACGCCGCTGGAACCCAACTAGGAACTTGGAACACGAACAACACCGGTTCCGGCACTAGCCAGAACGTTCAGCCAACTTTCGTGGCAAACAAGATCATTTTCGCCGGAGCTTAAAATATGCCACCTCAACAAGTTGATGACATCCAACGATCTCTCGGAAAGCTTGAGGGACAACTCGATATGTTAATCGAGTCTCACAACTCATTAAAACAAGAGGTATTTAAGCTTCTAGCGAATCATCAACGCGATATTGATATTCTTAAAGACAGTAGAAGCCGATTGATAGGTATTGCGATGACAGCAAGCATTTTTCTTACCATTGCTGTTGATTGGGTTAAGCATAAGATACTGCCGTAATGCCTGTTGAGACTCCAGATAAGGGTGAAGAAGCTATACTTGCTTACGAGAAGCAAATCAAGGCCGCTGGACGCCTTATCAAGCTCAAGGGTGCGAGAGAGGAATTACTCAAGTTTACGCGCCTGACGATGCCTCACCCGGAGGACCCGGATGATTCCGAGAAGAGCCGCTACAACGCGGTCAAGCATCATCGCATTATCGCAGCGGCCCTTGAGGAAGTCGAAGCTGGTAGAATGTTGCGGCTGATTATCACGATGCCGCCTCGCGCCGGTAAGACAGAGCTTTCCAGCAAACGGTTCGTGCCGTGGTTTATCGGGAAGGACCCTTACCGTAACGCTATCTTCGCGAGCTATAACGAGACGATAGCCGAAGACGTGGGGCGCAAGTGCCGGGAGATCATGAAGTCGAAGGTCTACACCCAGGTCTTTCCGGGAGCGGCACTGAAGCAAGGCAGCGCTTCCGCAAGCCGTATAGAGACTCTTGAAGGTGGCGTGGCCTCCTTTGTCGGCACTGGTGGAACGCTCACCGGCAAGGGATCTGATTTGCTCCTTATTGACGATCCTGTAAAGGACCGTCAGGAGGCAGACTCTCCAGCGGCCCGCGAGAAACTATGGACGTGGTTTACACAGGTGGCCATGACCCGTCTGATGGACTCGGGGAGCCGGGTAGTCATCATCATGACCCGATGGCACGAAGATGATCTCGTGGGTCGCCTTACGGACCCGAAGAATGAGCACTACAACACTCAGGAAGCGGAGAAATGGAACATCCTGCACCTACCGGCCATAGCGGTCGAAAATGACCCCATGGGCCGCGCTGTAGGCGAGCCTCTATGGCCGGAGCGGTTCTCACTAGAGTTCCTCCAGGCGGCCCGCAGGCTCGATCCTCGCGGCTTCAGCGCCCTTTACCAAGGAATGCCCACCCCAGAGGAAGGCGACTTCTTTAAACGCGATTGGTTGAAGACCTATCAGCCGCATGAGCTCCCCAAGAACCTCCGTATCTACTGTGCATCGGATCATGCGGTATCAACGGCTCAAGCATCCGATAGCACGGTATTGCTTCCTTGCGGAGTTGACGAGAATGGAACGATTTGGGTGCTTCCTGATGTTTGGTGGCGCAAGGCGCAGACGGACGCCGTTGTTGACGGGATGATAAATCTAATGGTGTGCCGCAAACCTATCTTCTGGTGGGCAGAAAATGGGCATATCAGCAAGTCAATAGGTCCGTTCCTTCATAAGCGCATGATCGAAGAGGGAGCGTATTGCGCTATTATCGAGAAAACACCCGCTAAAGACAAACAGACTCGCGCTCAATCAATTCAAGGTCGCATGGCAATGGGTCGCGTTCGCTTTCCAGGTTTCGCTACTTGGTGGTGTGACGCCATGGATGAGTTGTTAAAGTTTCCATCTGCACGGCATGATGATTTTGTAGATGCGTTAGCATGGATGGGAATAGGCTTATCAACTCAAGCAAATGCATCCCCGTCTGATGATTTCAGACGTGACAAACAGCCCATAGAGGGCACATTTGCATGGATTAAAAAAATGGCTAAGTGGGAGTCTGGTCAGAAAGAACTCGCGCTAGCCGATGGTTATTAAAGTTTATGATCCAGATCCCTCAAAACCCGGACCCTGCTAATACCGATACTCCGGTTGACCCTAATATACAGGAAACACATATTAATCGTGATACACCGGAGCCGGATGAAAAGCGAGCCGCTCTTGTTAAGCGTTTACAGGGCGATATTGAAGTAGGTAAACGTCATGCCAAGGACGCATTTAAGCAGATGCGCAAGGATATGGAGTTTTTGAAAGGTCAACAATGGGAAGGCGGTAAGGAAGAGAGCAAAGAGAAATATGTAGCCAATATTGTCCTTCGTCACGTCCAGGAGCGCGTCGCCTCCCTTTACGCCAAGAACCCCAAGGCCGTCTGCCGTAGGCGCAAAACGCTCGATTTCAAGATTTGGGATGAGACTCAGGCAATGATGCAGGAGGCGCAAACGGCCATGATGGCGGCCAGTCAGACCGGAATGCAGCTCGATCCAAACGCTCAAGCGTTGATGCAAGACATCATGCAGGGTACGCAAAAGCGCCGGATGCTAGACCGTATTGCCAACACCCTTGAGATTGTTTTTGCGTATCAGTTGAAGATGCAGCAACCAGTATTCAAGAAACAGTTTAAACAATTGATTCGGCGCACACTCACGACCGGAATTGGCTACATCAAGCTTGGTTATCAGCGCTATATGCACAAGCGTCCCGAAGACGTAGAGAAGATTACGGATGTTACTCAACAGATAGTTGAGCTTGAGCGAATCATGGCTGACTTGCACGATGACAAGTTAGACGAGGCTAGCGCTGAAGTTGAAAAACTAAGATTGATGCTGAATCAGCTTCAATCGCAACCTGATGTAATTGTTAGAGAAGGGCTTGCGTTTGACTTTCCGAAGAGCACTTCGGTTATCGTTGATCCTAAATGCACGAACCTTGATGGATTTGTCGGCGCTCAATGGGTGGCTCAAGAATTCATACTATCCCCTGAAGACATTGAAGAAATCTTCAATGTTGATGTTGGTAAACAGTTCAAGCAATACACCCAAACAGGAGATAATGGAGTTGCGCTACCTCCGAACGATTCAAAAGAATCAAACAGCGACAAAGGTAAATCGCTTTGCTGTGCTTATCAGATATACAACAAAAAAGACGGATTGGTGTATCATATCGTTGACGGCTACCCTGATTTCTTGAAAGAACCCGCCGCGCCCGATATTGATCTTGAGAGGTTTTGGCCGTTCTTCACACTCGTTTTTAATCAGATCGAAGATGATGAGGATATTTGGCCCCTCTCAGACGTTTTCCTGCTTCGGTCCATGCAAAGGGAGTATAACCGCTGTCGGCAGGCGATGCGTGAACACCGTATAGCAAACCGGCCTAAATATGGTGTCCCTGCCGGTCTTCTGGAGGTAGAGGACAAGGCGAAGCTGGAATCTCATCCCGCGAATGCGGTCCTTGAATTAAAAGGCTTAGCCCCCGGCCAAAAGATCGAGGACGTTCTTCAGCCAATCAGGACGGTTCCCATCCAAAAGGAACTCTACGACGTTGAAATGGTATTCCAGGACACGGAGCGCGTTGTCGGCACTCAGAGCGCCGATTTTGGGGGCTTACAGGGCGACGTGACAGCCACACAAAGCAGCATTGCGGAAAGTAGCCGCGTCTCGTCCATCTCTAGCAACATCGATGACATTGACGACATGTTCAGTGAGCTGGCATTGGCCGCTGGGTGCGTCCTGCTTCGAGAAATGGAGCCTGATACGGTTCAGGAGATTGCGGGAATTGGGGCCGCGTGGCCACAAATGAGCGCCAACGAAATTTGCAAGGAGCTTCTCCTTGAGGTTGAGGCCGGTTCCTCCGGCAAGCCGAACAAAGCGGCTGACATCGCCAATTTCGGAAAGATCGCGCCTATTCTTCTCCAGATTCCCGGAATCTCGCCCGAATGGATGGCAAAGGAGACGATCAAGCGGCTTGACGACAACCTGGACCCCACGGACGCCATTCTATCGGCGGCTCAATCTATCGTGGCGCAGAACGCCAACCAACAGCTTGCCACCGGCAACCCGGCCACGAGCCCGAATATGCAGCACACCCAACCCGGAGCGACTCCAGGGACAGGAGCGCCCGCTCTGCCTCCTGGTATGCATCCCGGACCCGGAGAGGCAGCACCTCCCCCGGCAATGGTCCACCAACAGCAATGAGCTGGTTTAAACGGATTCTAATTCGATTCCGTTGCTCGCATGAATGGGTGCATCAATACGATGTTTTGTGTAACCGTATAGGGACCAACGATCCTATTCTGTATCCTGTCTATAAATGCAAATATTGCGGTGAACGCAAGTCAGGATATTAACCTACATAGTGTAGGATAACCAAAGGTTATAACATTGCAGGCTAAGGGTTTGTTCTTACGCTGCAATTCATGGACGCAAACACACAAGGAGAATCGTCAACTCCTGAATCCAATTTGACGCAAACCGAAGTGCAGGCAAATGATGCAGCTTCTTCTACATCACAAGCCGCGCAGACCGTTGCGCCAGACGCTAATACCACTACCGCGAATTCGTCTGTCGCGGGCGAAAACAATGGCGCTAAAGCGCCGGAGAATCTTTTGGCTGCCGTCCGTAAGGCGGTTGAGCCAGAGGCTTCGACGGTAACGGCATCGCCAGCCGCAGAAGCGAAAATCGGGACCGATGGCAAGCCGATAGAGGCAACTCCCAAGCCGGGCGAAGGAGCAGCTTCCGCCAGCAAGCCGGAGGACGATCCTTCACTTCCCTTTCACAATCATCCGCGCTGGAAACAGGTAATCGCCGAACGCAATTCGGCTATTGCGGAACGTGATTCGTTTAAAGAAGACGCTACTCAGTATCGCCAGATTGATGGTTATATGAAACAGCATGAGTTGACCCCAAACGAGGTTGCTCAAGGTTTCATTGTAATGGCTGCATCGAAGCATGATCCGGTAAGGTTCTTGCAGTTGATACAGCCTTACTACGATCAGGCGCAACAATTCGTCGGTGCGGTTCTTCCTCCTGATTTGAAAGATCAGGTTGAGAGGGGTCTTATCACGAATGATGCAGCTAAAGAGCTTGTTCGACGGAGAAACGAAACCGCGCTGTATAATCATCGCGAACAGAAGAACCGTCAACAGACACAAGCTCAACAGCAGCAGCAAGATCAACAGCGTCAACAGAACGAATTCGTAACGCAACAACAGTCTATCGGCAAAGCGGTTAGTGATTGGGAGACGGGCCTGAAGACTCGTGATCCTGACTACGCAACGAACGCAGACAAACAGCGCATGGTCCTGGACAGATTGACCGTGATTGCTCGCGAGAACCCTCCGAAAAACCCCGCTGAAGGCGTCGCATTGGCCCAAAAGGCTTACGACGAGATCAACGAGACGCTTCGCAAGTTCTCTCCGACGCGCACGCAAATCAAGCCCCTGACTAGCGTCAATTCGCCCGCTGCCGTCAAGGCCGCTCCTACCTCGTTATTGGACGTAGTTAGGCAAGTTGCCAACGGCTCAAACTAACAATTCAATTACGAAAGGTAGATAAGTTATGCCGTTTACGTCCGCTGAACTAGCGAACATCGCTAACGCCGCTCTCGATTTTTATATCAAGGGTCCGGCGTTTGGTCAGTCCACTGAGGACAGGCCGTTACTCAAAGCTCTTGAATCGAAAAAGAAGACGTTCCCTGGTGGTAAGGGGAATATCTCCATTCCGGTCAAGGGCGATTACACCACAGCTATTGCGGGTTATTCCCAAAATGATATGGTGTCTTACTCCAATCCCGCCAATATCAAGCGGGTTAACTATCCGTGGAAGGAAATTCACGCCGGTATCACCGTTACCCTCACTGAACTGAAAGAGGATGGTATTTCCGTTGTTGATTCGACTACGGGAGCCAAAACCACCGATCATAGTGACGCGGAGGTTACTCGCCTTACCGGCCTTCTTGAAGACAAGCTCGACGACATGAGCGAAGGTTGGTCCAGGACGTTCAATCAAATGCTTTGGCTGGACGGAACCCAGGACGCCAAGGTTGTCCCTGGTTTGCTCTCGATCCTGACGGACGTGAACAACGTCGGCACAGTGGGAGGTCTTGACCGCGCCACAACGCCTTGGTGGCGGCATCGGGTTGCGGTTGGCGCGAACGCTATTGCAGCGTCAGCGGCCAATCAGACCCTCTCGCAATTCCTCCGTGCAGAGGTTCGGCAGCTCCGGCGTTACGGCGGTAAGCCTACCCTGGTGCTAGCGGGTTCCTACTTCCTGCAACAGCTCGAAATTGAGGTTTCCGCCAAGGGTCTTTATACCCAGCAGGGATTCATCAAGAACGGCACGCTAGACGTTGGCCTTGCGGACATTTCGATGCGCGGTGTTGGTCAGTTTCAATATGATCCTACCCTGGACGATCTTGGATACTCCAACCGCTGTTACGTCATCGACGAGAGCGCCTTCAAGCTTCGCCCGATGGAAGGCGAGGACAAGAAGACGCACACCCCGGCACGTCCCTACAACCAATACGCGCTGTATCGCGCCATGACATGGACTGGTGGCCTGACGTGCCATCAGCTCAACGGCAACGGCGTTTATCAGGTTCAGTAATCACCGGGGTTAATACCCCACAACCAAATACGAGCGGAGGGGGTTAATTCCTCTCCGCTCTTAAACTAAAACACACAATGCAATTAGCAACTGTCGAAGTAAGACTCTCAGGCTCACGCGAAAACACCGTCGTCAAAGATAATGTCACGGTTCCTGAAATCGTTCTCTTACGCGCCATTCACGGCAATGACTCCGTGAACAATATTCAGCCTACCGGGATGGACAAGCGCCCCCACGCGGCGGAATACGAGCGCCTGAAGAAAATCTACGGGACCGCCAAGGACGAGAAGGAAAACCTCATCCTGGACAAGCTGTTTCCCGGCCACAACCCCGTTTTCCCCGTGACGCTGGCAGACATTGGACTGGAGGTATCCGGCGCTGATACTGAAGAGGCTACCACGCCGCGCAAACGCCGCACGAAGCGTGTTGATGAAATCGCCGCTCCCAACCTGGAGGAAGGCGGACCTGACCCGGAAACCCCCGAAGAGTCCGAAGAATAATAACCCTTTAATTGCTGCAACATGGCTACTGGAACATCTCTATCAATTCTGACGGATCAATTACGTGCCGAAATCGGCGCTTCGCCCTCCTCGTCAGGACAGGGATTGAACAGTATTCCCATGTTACAGCAAGTTCTTCGCCGAACCCAGAACCGGCTATTCTATGACTTCGATTGGCCTAATCTTGTCATTGATCGGGATACGGTTATGCAGAAAGGAGAGAATTATTATACATTCCCTTCCGATTTGGATTATGACTCGATAACCGGTGCATGGGTTTATTACTCCTCTAGCTGGCGTCCGGTAGTGTGCGGGTTCGATCCTCTCATCTACAATTCCTCGAACCCGGCGCTTGGCGTCCAGAATGACCCGCTGGTGGCCTGGAGGCACTACGAGGGCAACCAATACGAGGTATGGCCGGTTCCGGCCAGCAACGCCACAACGCTTCGCTTCCGGGGGCGCGTGCAGGTTCCGCGTCTAACGGCTCTCACTGACTGCGCCTTGCTTGATGATGACTTGATAGTGCTATTCGCCGCTGCCGAGATTCTTACGCGGCTGAAAGCTCCTGATGGTCAGGCAAAGCTATCATTGGCAGAGAAACATTATCGTAATCTGAAAATGCGGCTAACAAAGACGAAAGATATTGTTCTAGGCGGCACTGAGAAGTTACCGCGTGAATGGCCGATGTTGACAAGACCTATTTCTGTTCAATAAGCGATGTATCTTCTAATCTCTGATTTCAGCAAAGGACTTGATACTCGTAAGAGCGCTATCACTTCTCCGGCCGGAACTCTCCAGGCGTGCAACAACGCCCATATTACGCGAGGGGGCGAGATTGAGAAGCGCATGGCGTTTGTTCCCTACGCGACTCTTCCCGTGGGCGCAACGTTCGGGCTCGCAGGAGCCTCCGGCCAACTTTATGTCTTTGGGTCGAATCCTATGCCTTCTGGAATGCCTCCTGGAGTGAATTACCAGCAGCTACTTCAGCCCAGCGCGAGCGGTTCTATCACCGTGACGGGTGGAACCGCAAACGCTGGAGTGAATTATTTCACGTCTGTCACAGTAACCGACGAGAATAGCAACGTCGTCAACTTATTCGGTAGTTCCGGAGTTGTTAATTGGGCAACCTCTAACGAGAATACCGCTTCTCTGATAGCGGCTCAGATCAACGCTAATACAGCCACTACCACGTATTCAGCTACAGCTAACGGAGCCGTGGTAACGATCTTGGCTCCGGCAGGAAGCGCGGACGCCTACAACGGTTTTGTAATTACTGTGAACGTGGCTGGTAACGCTACCGCTGGCGCTCCGTTTAATCTCTCAGGCGGCTCCGCCGCTAACATGAATGGGATTTTATACTGTAATAACTTCAGTGGTCAGGTTTACGCCATCGCTAGTTTCTCGGATGGTAGCATTTATCATTACTTCAACGGAAGCAGGGTAACTGATTGGGATGCTATCTCGCTTCAGGTTTCAGATATTAATGGAGTAGCTGCATCGCTAGCAGCTAAGATTTCTATATCTACTGGATTTAACGCTACGGCATCAGGTAACATAATTACAATAACAGCGTCACAAGTAAATACTCCATTCACGATTGCGGCTAGCACTGTGAACGGAGGCGTTAAAAGCGACCAATATGTATCGGTATCAATTCCTCCTGTTCAAATCGCAACCGCTACGCTTCCGCAGATTTCAACCGCTACGCTGCTAGGAACTTTTGAGACAGGCGACGTTTACACGATTACGCTGAACGGAACCAACTTCGTTACCTCTGGATCATCGGCAGGAACAGGAACCACGGCCACCACTTTCAAGAGCAAGGTTTATTGTTCCACACAAAGCTTGCTTTACTTTAGCGATGTATTGGCCCCTGCGTCATTCATTGGCGATGTTAACGGCTCCGGGTTCATCAACATGACCAATCAGAATAGCGGCTCTGAAACCCTTACCGGAGTAGCTGACTATCAAGGAAACCTAGCTGTATTCTCCCGTAGGACTGTTCAGATATGGAGCATGGATGCAGATCCCACTAACAACTCTCAAATGCAGGTATTGTCCAATATTGGAACGTATGCACCTCGTAGTGTTGTTAGCGTGGGTTCGTGGGATGTTTTCTTCCTATCCGATATGGGTATTAGAAGCTTGCGGGTTCGTGACGCTTCTAACAACGCGTTGATTTATGATGCCGGAACTAATATTGACACAATCATAGCAACCGATACAGCGAGTTTAACGGAGACAGTTAAGTCAGCCGCTATTGGAATCATTGAACCAACTGATGGCCGATATTGGCTTGTTATAGGCCCGAAGATTTACGTCTACAGCTACTTCCCTACTCCTGGAATTCAGGCATGGTCAACCTATACGCCAGGATTTAACATTAGTGACATGATCGTTATGAACGGACAGGTTTATTGCCGATCGGGTGATACCATCTATTTATACGGTGGAACCAATGGAGCCACTTACGATAACAGCGAGGTTACTGTAGCTATGCCGTTTCTCGACGCTGGTAAGCCAGCGCACAACAAGCAGCTTCAGGCCGTCGATATGGCCTGTGACGGAACATGGAAGATTTACGCCGGGATGGACCAATCAGCCCCGAACGCGCGGGATTTGATTGGTTCAGCTACTGGGTCTACCTACGGCCAGGGCCGTATTATTGCGCAAGGTATTGGAACGCATATAGGCATACAGTTGATTAACAATACACCTGGATATGCCCGCATAGGGAATTTTGCAGTTCACTTTGATATTAACGATGATGGAGAATGAACCTAGCTCACCTTAATTACGACGATCTCTTGTTTATACTCAAGAATGTTAGAGAGGATGATAAGAGAGAAATCTACGCTACAAAGTGGAATGAAGACCCGGAGGCAATTGCTCGCAAGCTTCTTGCTCAAGGGAATTTTGCTTGGATTGCCGGGACGGACCATCCTATAGCAGCCACTG